GAGGCGCCGGCAGCTCGCCGGCAGCCCACGACACAGACTGCCCGATCCAGCTGCCCATCGCAAAGCCGAACGACACGCACGTCCCGGCGTTGCCCTGATTCCACGGGGCGAACGGCTTGCCATACACGCTCTTGGACGCGAGGTCCGCAGCCCTCCACAAGAACGTGTCGACGCCCTTAGCCTTCGCCACCGCGTCGGCGCCCGCCTGGCGGAACGTCGGCTTCTCGAGCTCGGCGAGGAACTCGCGGGTGGCCACCGGGTCGGGCGTGTAGCCGAACCCGCCAGCGGCCCGCTCGACGTGCGTCAGCGCCCGCGTCGCCACCCACGCGGCCACCGCCACAAGGATGCCGCCGAGGATGGCCCGCCAGGACAGCGGGTCGTACACAAGCAGATCGCCGTTCTCATCGCGCGGCATCGGTCGCAGCCCTCCCCACTTCACGGAATGCGGAGATCCATGCCGACCGCTGCTCGGGGCTCAGAGGCCCGCCGGACGTGCCGGCGGCCTGATCGAGGAACGCCTTGACTGCGTCGCGGACATGCGGCTGCCGTGCGCCCAGCGACACGCCACGCAGCCGGGCCTCGCGGGCCGCGACGCGGAGATCCTCGACGGCCGCCCCCGTCTTGATCCGCGGCTCGTGTTGCATGGAGTCGTACTCGAGGACGGCCGCCAGCTCCTCGCAGAGAGCCCCGAACATGGCCGCGTCCTGGCTGGCCGTCGGACCGATGAACCTTCCCCTAAGCGAGAACGCGGACGGGACTGGCGGCGTCGGTTCCGGGGCGTCGTCTGGCATCCGCTCGGCCATGAACGCCACGACGCAGCCGACAGCTAGGGCGAGCGCGAACAGCTGCCGCTGGTCGAGGTTGCCAACCGCCCGCAGCTGCTGGAGCTTGGCCGCGATCTGCGGCCAGAAATACACGGCCGCAGCGGCGGCCAGCAGGGCGATGTATGTCATGTCGACGAGCTCCGGGTGATCTGCAGCAGCGCCTCGACGGCACCGGCGGCGAGCGACAGGATGAGCAAACGCGTGCCTGGGCGGACGATCAGCCACGCCGGATAGACCACGACTGGCACGCAGCGGTCGGCAAACTGATCGAACAGCGTGGCCACTGCCGTCAGGGCGATTTCCTTCTTCTGAGGCCCCGTCAACGTGGCAACGGCGTCTAGCCCGGCAACCAGCAGGTACAGCAGCTGCACAAGGAGCCTGCCGAACTCCGACCAGTTCAGGCCGTCTTTGGCGTCCTCCTGCGCAGTCGACAGAAATACCGAGACCCGCGCAGCGAGCGTTGTCATGTTGTCTTCGCCAGTCATCGTTTGCGGCTCCAGATCTCGGCGGCCGGCACCAGACGTTTCCGGCGTGTGTGGCAGCACGTGCACTCCAGCCGTTGGACCTGGTCGTCGCCGGCCCGGCGCGACGTGATCACCCGGCAGCGGTGCCCGCACTTGCGGCACGCCCTACTTGATTCGTGGTGCATTGACCTTGAGCCTCGCGGAGATCAGCCGCGCGGCGGCGGCCGTCAGGGCGTACGACCACCTGCGCCGCTTGTCTGCTGCACTGTCGGCCTGCTGCTGGGCCAGTTGCTCGAGCTCGTGACCACTCAGGTTCTCGGCCCGCCACGCTTCCAGCGAACGCAGGGCGGCCGACGACTGCGGGTACGCTGGCCGAGTCACGACAGAAACGTCGTACAGGCCGGACACCTCATTGACTGTCCGAACAGCGGTTCCGTCTGCCTCTTGCGTCCATGACTCGCCGCCTTGCGCGACGGAAAACGCGAAACTCGCCCCGAACAAGTCGCCGCGACGAACGAGCGTGACGATGTCGCGGCCGAGCGTCGTGTCGGGCGGGCTGATGGCGTAGGCGAGGCCGCGGTCCACGATCGAGAGCTTGAGCGTGTCGTTTGTCGTGCGGCCGATTGGCTGGCCCATGTGGTCGAACAGGGCCACGACGTCGACGCCGCCACGCGGGTCGTTCCGGTGGCGGCCCACGACCTTGTCGAATGCCGTCGGGGCAAACACCTCGCGGAACCCGCCCAGGTCTTCGCTCTTGGAATTGAACGGCGGCGAAAGTCCCTTGATCGTTGGCGAGGCCGCCGACCGCTCATCGAGCTCGATGGGCTCCACGACCGTCGGGACGTAGCGGCGTTCGATCCCATTTTCTTGCTCAGCCATCGGTCGGCTCCATTTGCGGGATGTCCTGCGGCTCGATCGTGTCTGACGGAAACTGCGTTTGCGTTTGGTTGGGCTGCACGTCGGGAGCGTTTCCGGTCGCCGACGTGCCCAGCGGCGCAAAGCCCAGCTGCATGTAGGTGGTGTTTGCCGCTGGGTTCTCCAGCAGGTCGAGGTCCTCGAGGTCGCGCAGTTCGTTCGGCGAAATCGCTCCGCAGTTGAAAAGAAACTGGTACAGCGAAACGCGTGCCTCGGTGTCACCGCGGAGCAGCGCCCTGCTGTCGAGCCGACAGTAGTGCCGGCCGTCCATCGCGTTGTCGTACGTCCGCAGAATCGACCGGTCGATCGCGCCTTCGAACCTCTTCTGCCACGGCATGATCCCGAATACGTGAGCGGTCACGAATTCTTGATTCACGTTTGCGTACTTCGCCATGTCGGCGTCGCCCAGGAGCGTCGTCGGAATGCCGTAGACGCGGGCGATGTCTGGCAGCATCGACTTTCGCAGCTCCATGAACTGGTTGGCTTCCTGCGAGTTGCCCTCGATCGGCTTGAACTGCGTCTTCTTTGGCAGGATCGCCGTCGACCCTCGCTTGCGGACTCCACCGTAGATCTCCCGCCACTGCTCGCGGAACCGTGCCGCGGCCTCGGCGGGGATCTCTTCTTGCGTCTCGATGACGCCGTCCGGCCTGGCCGAGTTGTCCCAGAACGACGTCGCGGCCAGGTCCAGTTTTCTGGCCAGCGACACGCTTGTGGCACAGAGCTCGGCGGGCAGCTGGCCCTCGTATGAGTTGTCCGAGAGCCACCGGTAGTGCACGATCTCGCCCTGCTTGAAATCCTTGTACTGGCCACGCGGCAGCAGGTATCGGTAGACCAGTCCGTCCGAGCCTCGCATGCAGGTCATCCGCGAAGGGTGCAGCGGCTCGATCGACGAACAGAATCCGTTGTCACCAGCGACGATGCGCGAGTAGGCCCGCCCGTACAGGGCAAGGTGGTACGCGGTGGTTTCCTTGTATTCGAAGTCTGACTGCCACGAATTGGGACGCCACGTCAGAACGTCGTAGCACGCCAGATCGTGGGCGTGCGTCTTCGGGTAGCCCGGCCGCCGGCGGATGATTTCCGTCGGCATGCAGGCCAACGATGAGGCGATGAACCTCACGCATGCGAGGATGCATGTCACGCGGACGGCGACGTCGGCCGAGATGCTGTCGGCCTGCAGCATCGTGCCCAGCGGCAGATGGTCGGCCAACGCCCGCAGGGCAAACTCGTCGAGTCTCTTGGTCGCCCGCGGTGCACGCGGCTTGGACGTCGACGTCTTCTTCACAGCTCGATTATTTGCCATGCGTCAGGACTCGCTTCCGGCTCTGCCGTCATCGAGACCGCCAGGCCGCAGACGGCCGCGACGATCCCGTCCGTCTTCTCGCTCGACCTGCCCTTGTCGGGCTTCATGTTGCCTTGGTGATCCACGTACAGGCAGACGTTTCCTGCCATCCATTGCATAACCGGAGACGGACACCGAAACTTCCGCTCGTGGATCATCACCTCGAGCAGCTTGGAAGGTGCCGTCATCCGGCCGACAGACTGCCCAATAGCGTGCACTTCTAGACCCGACCGTTGAAGTTGCGTGGCGACGCTGCCCAGGTTCCACGGGTCGGCACCGACGCCTCGCACTTGGTGTTTCTGCGAGTACGCGATCAAGTCTGCAGCGACTTGGTCGTGATCAAGACGCACGCCAGGCGTTGTCTTGATCCAGCCGTCCGCGATCCACTGACGCAGCGGCACGCGGGTCTCCTTCTCGCGATCCGTCACGTTCTCCTCTGGCATCCAGAACATGGCGTCGGCGTCGTATCCTCCCTGGCCGTCTGGGAAGAGCGCGACTGCCGCCGTCAGGTCGAGGTGGTCGGCAAGGTCAAGGCCGATGAAGCAGCTGCGGCCGGCAAGCGGCTCGGGCGGTTGTGCGACGCATGGCGAGTACGCCTCTGGCGTGAACCAGCGTGAATCTGGGGTGCTCCAAACGTTCAAGGAATATCTCAACCAGCGCGATCTCTTGACGGGATTGGTCAAGGAGTCCTGCCAGTCGGCGCGGAACTCCTCCTCTGGGAACGTGATCCCCATCGACGGGTTGGCCTTCCTCCAGACGGCTGGATCGTCGAAGTCGTCGTCGGGCTTGGCCGCGTAGATCAGGCCGAAGAACGTCGGGTTGGCGGCCGGGTTGTTCATCACCAGCTCGGCATCCTGCCACCACTGGTAGCCGGGGCCTTTGCGGTCATCGCCGGCCGTGCTGATCGCCAGCACCAGGCCGTTGGGCGTGGCCCTGGTTGCGTAGGTCAGGGCGCTGACGAGCTCGTCGGTACGGTGGGCGTGGATCTCGTCGATGATGACGCTGCCATTCAATCCTTCGTTTCGCCACGCGTCGGCGCTCAGACACCGCAGCACGTTGCCGTGCTTCCTGTTGCGGATGATGCTCTTGGAGTCGACGACCTCGAGCACCTTGGAAAGCGGCGACGATTCCACAGACCGC